GCACCGCAACGCCGTAGCGCCGCATCACCTTGTGCTCGCCATCCAGCGGCAGGCCGCCGGCCCATGGCGGTGCTTCCAGCATCAGGTCCGCCAGTGTATACGTCACCCGCAGCATCGATTTCGGACCCTCCGCTGGCAGCGCATAGACCAGTTCATCGTGCACGGTCATGCACGGCACCATGCTGTTCCGCCGCCACCCTCTGAGCATCGCTTCCGCCATCACGTCACGCGCGCACGCCTGCGTCGCATTCTCGGCCAGCTTGCCGCCCCACGTCCGCTGTTCGTGCCACGGCTTGCCGGCCTCGGTGCCCCAATACACGATGCCGCCGCTCATGCTGTCGAGCCGTGCCTTGTGGTAGTACAGCACCCGCCCCGACGGCAGCCGCATCTGTAAAGTTCGGGAGGTCGCGGTGAAGGCGATCCCGGAGCCGCCGACGGCTTCGACGTGCCCCGAACCGCGGCGCAGCATCGCCGCCACCGCGGCGGCTTCCATCTCGTACCAGAATGCTACGATCCGGGCGTTGGTCCGTCGCCACTCGGTCTTGAACCGTTCGGCTTCCGCGGCTGTCATCCGCACCCCGTAGCCTTTCCATGCCTGCTCCCGCAGCCTAGTAGCCCCCATGCCGAAGCCCAGCGCCAATACCAGCACTTTGCCCAGTTGCCGGTCCGACGACCCGAATTGCGCCGCCGCCCAGACGTAGACGTCCTCGCCCGACGCGAACACTGCCAGGATGTCGTGCTGGCCGGCCAGCCACGCCAATACCCGGGCTTCGATCTGCGAGAAGTCGAACGACCACAAAAGCCTGGTATCGTCTGTAGCCTTCAGGCAGCTTCGCAGGGACCAGCTGACGCAATCCAGCACTGGATCAGCCGCTACCGCGTCTAACGCACCAGCGCCGTCCTGGAGGGCAGCATGGGCCATCGCAGCGAACAGATCGGGCGAAAAGCCTTTTGGCACCCGCGGCAGGTTCTGCACCTGCACCCCCCGCCCCGACCACCGCCCGGTACGGCCGGCGCCGCAGAACTGGAACTGGCCGCGCAGCGCGCGCGTCGGATGCCCGTCGCACATGCCGGTCATTCGCACCAGCTTGCGGTTCGAGGCCCGGGCGGCCCGCAGCCGGATCTGCAGCACCTCGACAACTTCGGGGCACGAGAGGGTGCCGGCTAAGGTCTCCTCGACCGTCGCCCGCGCCACGTCGGGCAAGTCGACGCCCCTGGACGACAGCCACGCCAATAGTCGCGCGGTCTGCGTCCCCGGCGACGTCACCGCGCCACCGGTCAAGGCCGCAGCCCGTGCCGCGTCCAGCGTCCTTGCCGCATCGGCGACGCCGAGCAGATTGACGACACGTTGAAAGTCGATGCCGAGCTCACCGCGGCAATTCATTGCCGCGTCGAGCAGCGCCAGTTCCTGTTCTTCTGGCAGTAAACGAGGGATCGCCGCCGACAGCGCCGCTTCGGCCTCGACGTCTTTGGCGCAGTAATCCGCCAGCGCCACATAATCCGCCAGCGTCCATGCCGGCGCCCCCGCCGGCAGCGGCCGCGACATCTTCAGCATCAGCCGGTGCCCGGTCATGTCTTTCTGATGCTTCAGCCCGAGTGCGGCCGCGGCGTGCTCCAGTCGGCCCGGTAACCCATAGGCCAGCGCCCGCTGCATGGTGCAGCTGAGAGGATTGGCAACAACAGCTCCCAACTGCGCCAATACCGCACTCTCGAACGCGGCATTGAAGGCGTGGGCCTGCACGTCCGGGTCCTGCAGCAGCTGCGCCAGCCCGGAGGCGTGCCATTTCAGGGAGCTGCGGACCTCCTGCCCCTCGAATTGCCACGCCACGCACTTAACCCGGAACGAGGCGTGCGCGACGTAGCGGTGGACCCCGACCTTTTTCAGGTCGAGCTCGCAATAGGTTTCAAAGTCGAGATGCAGATCCCGGGAGGGTTTGGCCATGGCGGTCTTTCTTCGCGACGGAGGGCCCGCGAAGCGAGCCGGTGTGTCCGTGGCGGATGCCAACCGTAGCCGATAACAAAGGGGTTGTAAAATGTATTTTTAGTTGCTATGTTGAAACTCAACCCGAAGGAAACTCGCATGCCCAAAGCCAAAGTCGAACTCCCCAACATCCATCCCGCCGACGAACTCGCCGCGGTGCGCGAGGAACAGAAAATCCTCGACAAGCGCGTCGATGAACTGCGCGAACTGCTGCTGGACGAAAGCGCCAGCCTCAAAGGCGACCAGTACACTGCCGTCATCGTCCCCGGCGTCCGCGAGACGCTGGATCGCAAGGCCATCACCGAAGCCTTCGGCGAGCAGGTGATCGCGCCCTTCATCAAGGCGACACCCTTCAAGACCGTCAAGCTGGTGGAGAACTGAGATGCCGAAGAAAGAACGCATCCTGTTCGCGCCGGTGGTGCCGGAATGGAAGGTCAAGGACATGATCAAGGAACTCGGCGGCGTCGGCGGCGTCACCGAAAAACTGATGGCGCTGGGGTTCTCGCCGCCCGGTGCCGACACCATGCAGGGCTGGGTCAGCCGCAACAGCATCCCCGGCGCCTGGGCGCCGGCTTTGTTCGCGGTGGCGCAGACCGAGGGCCTGATCGAGACCCCGATGGACGCCCTGATCAAGGACTTCCGGCTCAAGCGCAAAGGCGTACGGAAATGAGAAATTTCTGGGATGAAGACCCGTTCGGCGATGAGCTGATGCTTTGGCTGTGTGCTCTCGGGTTCATAGGCTGCTGTCTTTGGCCGGTGTTTTCATGATCTTCGCCGCCATCGATCCCGGCGCGGTGCATGCCGCTATTGCTGTGTTTCATGATGCGATGCCGGTATTCGTCGACGACATCCGCACCGTTAACGGCAGGCTCGACGCGGCCGCTTTCGCCCGCGCGCTGCAGGACATGAAAGTACAGCGCTGTGTGGTCGAGAACGTCCACGCCATGCCCGGACAGGGCGTCGCCAGCACCTTTAAATTCGGCATGGGGGTCGGCATCATCCACGGCGTGGCCGGCGCCCTGCGACTGCCGCTGACCCTTGTGACCCCTACGCAATGGAAGTCATTTCACAGCCTGCGTTCCGACAAGGAAGCTTCCCGGGAACTGGCGATTCGCAAATGGCCCGGGCACAACCGGCATCTTGACCGCAAGAAAGACGCCGACCGCGCCGAGGCGCTGCTGATCGGCGACTGGTACTATGTCCGCTGCATTCTCAACCAGGATATTTTTGCATGAAATTCTATCAAGTCTGCAAGACTACCGAAGCCGGCAACAGTGCCGGTTGCTGGTTTTTCACCAGTAAATCGGCAGCCGAGAAGGCCGCGCGGGATTTCCGTCATGACAATCCCGATGAGTTCGCAAACGTCTGCGAGATCGCGATTGAACTTACCAGGGCCGGCATCCTTGCCGCCCTTAACCGCCACGCCAGCCACCCGGACAATGGATAACGTCATGACCCCGCTGTTTCCGCACCAAGTCACCGCCGCTGACCGCCTCGCCCGTGGCGTGCCGACCTATCTCGGCTTCGACATGGGGATCGGCAAGACCCGCGCCTTCATCGAGGCGGTCAAGGCGCGCGGCGCGAGCCGCGTGCTGGCGCTGGTGCCCGCGACGGCCATCCTGGTCTGGAAACGCGAAGTGCATCTCTGGCACGGCTCCGGCCTCGTCGTCGTCGTCAGGACGGTCGCGGATCTTAAAAAGCCCGCGACCTACTACCTCGTCAGTCACGGCCTGATGTCGCAGAAGGATGGTCCGATCCCCCGCGCGCTGGCGGAAGGTCCGGCCTTTGACATGACCGCCATCGACGAGGCCCAGGCCTTCAACTCCGCCGACACCAACCGGGTGCGGGCGCTGCGCAAGGCGGTAGCCAAACTCGGCGACATCACCTCCTTAAGCGGTACCCCGATGAAGAACCATGCCGGCGACCTCTACACCTTATTGTCGATTTGCTGGCCGATAGGTATCAAGCGGCCTGATGGCCTGCCGATGAGCCGCACCGATTACGAAGAACGTTTCTGCCGGGTGACCCACAAGAGCTTCGGCACCGCCCATATGATCCGGGTGATTGAAGGCTCGAAGAACCTCGACACCCTCAAGACCATGATTGCGCCGTTCATGCTCCGGGTCAGGAAGGAAGACGTGTTCAAGGATCTGCCGCCGATCCTGTGGGACAGCGTGCCGGTGCCGCTGGATGCGAGCCAGTTTCCGTCGGAAGAGGCGGCCCGGTTCGAGGAGACCGTGACCCGCATCATGGCCGACAGCAGCATGGTAGATGCCGATGCCGCCGTCGAGGCGCTGCGGGTGCTGAGCCGCAGCGTCGGCCTGATGACGACGCGGCGGCTGCTGGGGGCAGCCAAGTTACGCGGCGCGACAGAGTACCTCGTCGACATGCTCGACAGCCTGCCCGACAACCGCAAGCTGCTGGTGTTCGCGCACCATGCTCACGTCCTTGCAGCTTTGGCCCGCCATCTCGGTGAGTTCTCGCCCGCGGTACTGGTTGGCACTACACGTCCCAAAGACCGCGAGATTGCCGTCGACAGGTTTCTCAACGATCCGCGCTGCCGGGTGTTCATCGGTAACATCCAGGCCGCCGGCACCGCGATCACGCTGGTAGGTCCCAAGTGCAAATGCAGCGACGTCGTCTTCGTCGAAAGCTCGTGGACCCCGATGGACAACGCCCAGGCGGCGTGCCGGGTGCACCGCATCGGCCAGCAGGATGGCGTCGTCGCCCGGATGCTTTCTGCTGCCGGCACCGTCGACGATCTCATCAACAGCCTTTTGGTGCGCAAGGCCCGCGAGTTCACCCAGCTGTTCGATACAGCCTCCAAAGGAGACGTCACGTGAAGCTGACATTTGAAGGTGAAAGCATGTCGGAAATTGTCATGGAGATGGCATACGTGGTCGATGATTATCGACAGCTCGCCGGCTTTCGTGACGTGAAGCGGGCTGCCGCCAGGGCTCCGAGCCCTGACATGCAGGCCCATGCCCTCATCCTCGAACATCCTGATCCGGTGGATAAGCCCGTGGACAAGCCGGTAGCTAAGCCGGTGGACAAGCCGAAACCGGACCCGCACGCGAATGCGGCGGCGAAAGCCGCGGCTGCTGACCGGATGGCGAAGGTGCGGGCCGCCAAGGCAGCCAAAGCTTCGGCTCCGAAGGTCGAACCCGTCGAGGCAGAGCCGGAAGATCCGGTTGCGGAAAAGCCGCTGCCCGATGTCTCCGAGATCATCAAAATCCGGCAGCGCACCATCAACGATCTGCAGGAAGCCTACGCCAACGGTCATCAGAAGGAAGTGTTCGAGCTGTTGTCCCGGTTCGGTAACGGCGCCAAGTCATTCCGCGAACTGACCGCCGAGAGCTTCCTCCCGATCCGCGAAGCTATCGACGGCGGGGCGCTGAAATGAGCCGGAAAACCGCGCTTAACGGCAAGGATAGCCGCCATGAACTTCCCTAAACCATGGGTCATGCATCAAACTGGTCGCCACGAGTTCGTCGTGGTCGACGCTGCCAACCGCAAGCTGTTCTACATCGTCGGCGACGAAGGGGAGCATGACGAAAACGACGAAAATGACATCCCGCCCAGCGCGCTGTTCTACAGCGAAGACAGCGATTTCCTGCTCAATGAAATCATTGCGACACTGAGACGGCTGGACGAATGAGCCGGGTACTGGTGGCCTGCGAGTTCTCCGGGGCGGTGCGCCGGGCGTTCCGGCGGCACGGTCACGAGGCGTGGTCGTGCGATCTGCTGCCGGCGGAAGATGGCGGCGAGCACCTGATTGGCGACGCGCTGGAAGTCTTCCGCGAGCACGGGCCGTGGGATCTGCTGGTCTGCCACCCGCCCTGCACCTTCCTCGCGGTCAGCGGCGCCCGCTGGTTCAGGGACCGGCAGGCCGAGCAGCAACAGGCGCTGGGGTTCGTGTCCCGACTGCTGAACGCGCCGGTCCGGCACATCGCGCTGGAAAACCCGGTCGGTGTCATTTCGTCGAAAATTCGCCAGCCTGACCAGATCATTCAGCCGTGGCAGTTCGGGCACGGCGAGGTCAAGGCTACCTGCCTGTGGCTTAAAAATTTACCGCAGCTTAAGCCGACCGATATCGTGACGGGCCGCAATCCGCGGGTGCACTACGCCTCACCCGGGCCCGACCGCTGGAAGCAGCGCTCAAGGACGCTGGACGGCATCGCCAGCGCCATGGCCGAACAATGGGGGGCCGTAGTATGAGCCAGCACGCGGCATGCTCACCCTCTTCGGCTGCGATGTGGCTGGCGTGTCCGGCCAGCGTCACCAAGACCAAAGACATGCTGCGGCCGTCGTCGAAATACGCCCGCGAGGGTACCGCCGCGCACGCCGTCGCCGAGATGATCCTGGGCGGAGATGTCGTGCTGCCGGACAAGGTCACCGTCGAGGGCGACGAGTTCATCGTCTCGCCCGGGATGTGCCGGGCCTTGAATCCTTACGTCAGCTACGTGCAACGCCTTAAGGCGTTGTCCGGTAGTAGGCTGTTTCTTGAACAACGTCTCGTCGTACCCGGCACCGCCAGCATGGTCTGGGGCACGCTCGACTGCGGCGTGCATACCGGCAGAAAACTGTTCGTTGCCGATCTCAAATTCGGCAAAGGCCATGTCGTTAACCCTGACGCGCCGCAACTCAAGCTCTACGCTCTGGCACTGGCGGCGCACGTCCGCGAGATCAGGGCTAAGATCCAAGTCACTCTCACGATCTGCCAGCCCCGCATCGAGGGCGCGCCGCTGCGCTCGTACACTACGACACTCGGCGACCTCGGTGACTGGCGTCATGACGAGGTATACCCCGCCATCATGAAGATCAGAGACGGCGACCAGACCGAAAATGCCGGGGCGCATTGCCGCTGGTGCGTGCGCAAAACCGAGTGCAGGGCTTTCGCCATGAAACACCAGGGCCATGCTGCGTCGGCATTTGATGATGGAGCTGTCCTATGAACGAAGCGGATCGCATCGAGGCGCTGGAGGCGGCGCTGGAGCGCACGGTGCGGGTCGACGCTTCAATTGTCAAACAGCTCAGCCGGTCGATATCAATCAATGTCAGGCTTCGGGCGCGGATCGAGGCGCTGGAAGCGGCGCTACAGCCGTTTGCCCAGAATGTTAAGGCTGCTTCGCTCAGCAAGGCGCTTGGCCACATTACGCGAGAGCATCTACTGATTGCCCGCGCCGCGCTTGATAAGGCGACGATTGACAAGGGAGCTGATTTTGACACATAGTAATTCCCTCACTTGATCAGATTAAAGGAACCAGATTATGCCCGCTATCAACACCCCCTACGCCACCCTCTCCTTCGTCAACGTCTTCACGCCGCGTCCTCGCGCCGAGGGCGGTGATCCCGTGTACTCTTGTTCGCTGATCTTCAACCCGCAGCAGCAGAAGTCGCCGGCCTACAAGGCGCTGAAAGATGCTTGCGTCGACGCGGCCAAAAAGGAGTTCGGCGACAATGTCCCGCTCAAGACCATCATCATGCCGTTCAGGGATGCCGGCGAAAAGACCTATGACGGCTACCATGCCGGCGACACCTTCATCTCGCCGTGGTCGAAGAACAAGCCCGGGATCGTCAACAAGGCCCGCGAAGACATCCTGCTGCCGGAAGAAGTGTGGAGCGGGCAATTGGTGCGCGCCAACGTCGTTCCTTTTGCGTGGACGCATACCGGACGCAAGGGCGTCAGCTTCGGGTTGAATCATCTGCAGGTGATCCAGAGCGAAGGCCGCCAGCGGCTTGACGGCCGTCCGTCCGCCGGCAGCGCCTTTGACGATGGTGAAGTCAAGGAAGTAGCGGATGAGCCGTTCTGATCCTGTCCCGCCATTGGGAGCTTGGCGAGGGACCGTAGCCAACTTTAAACGAGGGCTAGAGGTCAAGTTAGCCCCGCCCAAAAAAGCCCCCCGCCAGATCGCTCTGGCGGGGTTTTTAGCTCGTGGAATACCCGCTACTCAAAACAGTATACAGTCGCGGCTGCCGATGGCAAGCAGCACCAGCACGCACAGCGCGATGCCGGTGCCGACGAGCCACGGGATGTTGCGGCGCTCGTTCGGTGTCACTGCGATGGAGCTGGATGCGTGCCGGCAGGCACCCCGACGATAATCCAGCCGGTCTGCTCGGTCCATCCGGCCTTCCACTCGATGGGGCCGGTCTCGGGCGTCTGTGGCGGCAGCTCCGGCGGCAGCACGATGGGGTGCTCGGGCCGCGGCTGCGGCGCCGGGCCTCCGATGTCGACGTACGGCGGTTTGACGCCGCCCCAGATCCCCAGCGGCGGTTGCGAGCCTTCCGGCGGGAAGTAGATCGGCGGCGTCGGCACAGGCTGCGGTCCCGGTCCGCCGATGTCCACGTAAGGCGGTTTGACGCCGCCCCAATAGCCGGGAGGCTGTCCCGGCTGCGGCGGCTGCGGCCCGGCGATGGGGTGGCTGGGCCACGGTCCGCCGGCGATGGGATGCGCCGGGTACGGCGGCTGCCCGGTCGGCGGCTGCGGCACGCCGGGGCCGGGATGACCGAAGCCGGGATCTACCGGGCCGCCGAAGTCTCCAATGGGGGTAACCATGGCCAGGAAGGGTCGCATCCTCATCTCCTTCGGGTTGGGCGTGATGGTTCACGCGATTAAAAAACGCACCAGCTGCAGCATCAGCCAGATAACGCCGGCCCACACAACCAGCGAAAGCACGAGACTGCCGAGACGCCACCAGTTTAATTCGCGGCGCCCGTCGGGTTGGACTTTGTTCATCGAATAGGGCTCCCGAAAGCCTGCAGCCCGAGGATACCGATCAGCAGGAACAGAATGAACCAGCTGCCGAACGGCGCCCACACCTGTCCGGCCGGCCGCCACGGGTTCATGCCCCAGACCCCGAACACCAGCGTGAAAACCCAGATGATCCAGAACCAGATGTTGGCGCCCATCGCCGCTCACTCCCTGACGTCGATGACGTAGCACCCCACCGGCCTTGGCGGCGAGCCGCGGCCGCCCCACGCCGACGCGAAGATCACCCGGCCGGCATCCGGCGAATGACTGGGCTGGGTCTGGCCCGCATAGTCGTAATTGGCGGGCTCGTGGGTGTGACCGAGCCGCCAGGTGGTGCTGCCGTCCAGCGCGGTCATGATCACTTCGCCGTTGTAGGGCGGATTGCCGCCGGCTTCATCTGTCGGTGCCGAGACCGCGTAGGTCTTGAGCGAGCGGGTCGAAGTGTGCGAGCACCAGCCGCCCTTGTTGAGCTCGGTGCGCTTGCCGTCGCGCAGGCGAATTTTGATCAATTGGCCGCCGGTACCACCACCCGCACCATTATTGCGACCGACAATCACCTCGTCGCCGGCATCGTCGAGCGTGGTATCGAAATGGCTGATGATGTTGTCGGCGATCTGGGTCACGACGGCGCCTTCCAGCGTGGTTACTTTCACTTTGTCGGGTGAGTAGCCCCAAATGATGTAGGTCCCGAGCGGACTGATCCGGACGTTGTCGTAAGGCAGATCGATGTCGGGGTATTTGGTGCCGGTCTGGATGTTGTAGGCAAAGGCGCCCTTGTTGCAGGAGATCACCACACTCTTGCCGTCGCGGGTCGGCGAACCCTCCCAGGGCCCGAATTTGCAATCGCTGTAGCTGCTGCCGAAATTCTTGATGACGAGATTAGCCCCGGTCTTCGGGTTCCAGCTGCCGAGCTTGTTGCCGGCGGCGTACAGCATCAGCGCCGGGTCGGTGGCATGCCAGCGCACGTCGCTGTCGCCGGGGATGCCGTTGGCCATGAACTTCGGCTGGTAGCTCTCGCCATCGAGAAACACCCCGGGCTGGTCGAGATAGATCAGGGTCTGGTTGCAATTCCAGGCCTGGTCTGAGTTGTAGTGATGCCTGCTAACGTCGGGCCAGGTCACGCCGAGCGAGCCGATTTTGCTGCCGGGGTCGCCGGTGATGCGCGTGATCATGGTGTCAAATACCGGGTCCTTCCAGGGCTTCAGGTAGCCGGGCCTCGGTATCGTGTGATCGGTCGCCTCGGTCTTGACGTCGGTCCGGAGGTAATCTGGCGGGCTCCAGTCGCCCGACGGCGGTGGGTCCGGCGGCTCGGGATCGGGGCCCGGGTTCGGCGGTGTGACCGCTTCCTCGTAAGTGAGCGTGCCGGTGGCATTCTTGAAGTTGATGGTAGGCATCGTCATGCTCCTCATTAATCGCCGTAGATCACTTCGCCGTTGACGGCGATTGAGACCACCACTTCGCCGGCGGTCTGAACATTGATATGCACGGTCGCGGTCCCGGATGGTGCGGGCTGTGGAGGTTTTGGCGCAAGCGATCCCGAGGCCCACTCCTTGACCAGATCGTCGGGCGAGCCCTGATACGAGTTGATGTCGCAGGGCCCGATGCCGTCGACGCTGTGAGGACTTGGTCCACTTTGCCCGTCGGTGAACTGCCACAGCCAGTAGGTGTCCCAGCCTGGCGGCAGCGACGGCGTCGAACCGTACTGGCACAGCCACAGCCGCCGGGCATTCATGAACGCATCGGGCTTCGACAATGCTTCCTTGATGGTATTGCCGCCGTAGATCACGCACTCGCCGGGACGCTCCAGCGCGTCTTCGACTTTAGTGATCCACTCTTTGACGCCGGCGAGGTTCATCTTGCCGCTGCCGGACGGGTTGTCTTCCCAGTCCAGACAGAACAGTTCATCGGGATCGGGGCAGGCGAAGTTGAGAAAATTCTCGACCTGGCCGTCGATGTCGCTGCCGTCGGCGAAGTGATAGGCGCCCCACTTCAGGCCGGCAGCCTTCGCGGCCTTCTGCTGACTGACATAGGTGTCGTCGGTGTAGCCCTGGCCTTCGGTCGCCTTGTAGATGACGCCGACAATCCCATCGCGTTTCACCGCGGCGTAGTCGTGCGCCGGATCCCAGTGCGACAAATCAACGACGCGCGGATTGACGGGCTCGCTCATTTCGCTGCCTCCAGTTTCTGTTTGACCTCGGAGCACGGCTCGATCACCGAAACGATTTTGCCGTTGGTGAGGCCGATGACGCACTGCACGGTTTCGACCAGCAGCTTGTTCTTCTCGCCTTCGACATGCGCCGACATGCTGGTGACCTGATCCGGGTTGATCAAAGTCTCGCGACCGTCGACGGTGTGCAGCAGCACCAGATGCAGCGCGATCAGGGCGGGCGTGCTCATCTAGAGCCTCGCGTTCAGGGTTACCGTACACGCTGAGGAATACCCTCCTGCAGCGGGAACCGTCGCATAAATGCCCATAGAATTAGCACTGACGTTAAAAGCGGTTTGAGCCCCGCAGTTGACGTTGGCAGCGTTTGTAAAAGCTGCCGCTACACCGCTGCGCATAGGCAGATACGACAGCGTCTGCATGACCTGCGTTGCAGCCACGGCATAACCATCGAAACGACAAGTGGTAAATCTTTGCCAGTATCTGCTACACAGTATCAGCTCGCTGGCGTAATCCGGCACCATGAACGGCGGCGCGACGTTGCCCTCGTAAAGCCCGACATCAAACAGCTCGAAGACGTTGCCGACCGTGCCCATGAAATTGAACTGATTGGGCGAGCCGATCGCGTTCACCGTGCCCCACGCGCCTGCAGCCTGTTGCCAAGTCGAGCCAGCCATCAAGCCCCAGCGAAGTTCTAGACCTTTGCCGGTGTCCGACAGCCACGTTCCAGCGGTGTCGCCGGGAATGGTGACGCTCTTCACGACGTCGGTGTTGGCTTCGCCTGCAGCAACAACGTATTCGGCTACGTAGCAGCGATTGGCCGCGTTGTTGACGACGGCGAAGCTGTAGGTCCCGGCCGGGGCCTTGACCCCGAACTGGGCCGTGATCGTCTTGGCGCTGGCGCTGCCGAAACGCAGATCGGCGGCGCGCAAGCCTTCGATATATTGCGCGATCCAGACGATATCGCCAGCCGCAACGACAGCGTCAGCTGTGGTGACTGTCGCCCGCAACCTGTTGGGGGACCCTGCGGGCGTAGCGCTGACTGCCTGCTGAATGCCGCAAATGCCGGTCGTGCCGGTGGCGAACCCGCCAAATATGTCCACGCCATAATATCCCGCGACAACCATATTGCCCGCCGTCGCGCCATTCTCCTGCGACGCCATCATCCCGCCGTTGAGGACATAGTTTTTCTTCATCACCGCGATGTTGCTGCGGGCCTGCGCCATCTGATTGACGGTCAGGCCCTGCGCGATGTCGTAGCGCACTACCTGAGTGAGTGCGGCACGCGTTGTGTCGGTCGGATGCACATGGTCGCCGCGCGAGTACAGCACCGAAACACCCGGCGCAGCCACGCTGTCCATCACCGGATTGGCGGCTGATGGCGCGGGAACGGACGCGCTCGGCGCATAGCCCTGCGCCTTGACGAAGGCGGTGGTTGCAATCGAAGTATCGCTGTCTGCGGTCGCAGGCGTCGGTGCCTGCGGATCGCCGGTAAAGACCGGCGAAGCGAGCCGGGCCAAAGCGGCGATGGTGACGCCGCCATCCTTGATGAGCGTGCCGGTGCTGCCGTTGAATACCGCAATGTCGTTGTCGACGGCGCTGGCCGGGCCGTTGACGTTGCCGCTGCCGCTGCCTGCAGGCCCCTGCGGCCCCTGCGGCCCCTGCGGTCCCGGCACGCCCTGAGGCCCGGCAACACCCTGAGGCCCGGCAGGGCCTTGCGGCCCCGTCGGGCCCTTGATGTTGGTTTCTTGAGCCCAGCTCATGCGCTAATCCCCTTGAACGCGGTCCAGCCGCTCAGGTCGCTCCAGCGCCAGACATCACCGGTGGTTTCGTCGAGCCACATGTCGCCTTCGATCCTGGTATCCGGCACCGCCCCGGGCGCCCCGGCGCCGGTGTACCAGCGCGAGCCGCGCACGCCCTGGTCGCCCTGCACGCCGCGCGGCCCCATCGGACCCGGGGCGCCTTGCGGCCCGACCGAATAACTGGCCGGCGACAGCGGCCCGTAAATCGCGTAGCCGTAGCCGGTGAGATCGATCCGGCCGCAGGCGATCATGTCCTGCGGCTGCAATTGAGCGTTGCGGGTGTAGACCTCGATGTTGAACCTGTCGTTCATCATCGAGGCTGGCAGCGTGGCGATGCCCGAGGCGCCGCTGACATCGTTGACCACGATGTCGTAGCCGTAGATGCCGCATGCGGTGAACGGCCGCATCACCAGTTGCGGGTTGAGACCCGAGATCGCCGCATACGGCATTCCGTCGAGGCCCTTGAAGTAAAACCGCACGTCTCCCGGCACGCCGGCGGCTTGCGCAAAGCCGATTTCGTCCGGCAACGTAGGGTTGACATAGATCGTTGCTGTGTGCATATTCAAACCCCACCACTGAGAAGGTTATTTCCCCGATGAAGACCCTGATTGCCGCAGCCCTGCTGCTCGCCCTGACCGTTCCGGC